AACAAGTCTGATTCTCCTTCTTGTATTGTCCAGTCACCCCAAGTTGAGTCAACATCATTAGATGAACCTTCGTTAGATAGGTGAAGGTCATTAGTGTAAATGTTTCTCCAGCGTAATGATGTACTTCCTAAATCATAGGTGTTGTTATTGTGTGGCAGAAAATGTCCAGTACTACCATCAAAATATGCTCTATTAGTTTGGTTAGTATTAAAAATTAAAGGATCAGAATATACAGTTCTTATGGTCATGTCTTGATTCATAAGAATGTCACCAAACCTTGCTGAACCTGAAGTAGATCCGTAACCGTGCAACCTAACTGATGCAGTTCCAGAGCCGTTATAAAATATTCCTCCAGTAGTCGTAGTCTCAAAACGCTTTACATTGTCGTAAAATAGCTGTGTAGAACTATTATGACCTACTACTATTCCATCTTCACCATCTACAGGTTGTAATCTAATCGTAGTACCTGTTCCGCCTCTTAGGAAAAGAGTACCTGTGTGGTTATCAAGATACGAATTAGAGCCATCATGGTAAATTTCTAAATCATCACCGGTTCCGAGTAAAATTTTCTCGCTATCAGTCATGTCTATTGCATCTACACTTAATGTCCCAGTAATATGTGCTCCACCGCTAGTTGTTTCAAACTTTTTACTGTTGTTATAATATAACTCTACTGCTCCGTTAGAAATACAATCTATATAAGTTTCTGGGCCATCATAATTCATCAACTTCAATCTGTTTGAAGTTATTTGCAAATGACCAGTATTAGTTGTATGGTTTACTTCTGTATTATTAGAAACTCCGTTATGAAATATCTCAAAATCTGGTCCGTTTCCACACTTTATTTTGTCAGTATCAGCCATGAGAATATCATTCCCATTACTAGCTAAGTTACCGCCTAGCTGTGGTGATGTGTCACCGACTAGATCAGTGTTAACAGAGTTGCCAGATGCCGCTGTAATACGTCCCTGAGCGTCTACAGTAATGCTTGGGATAGAAGTTGATGAACCATAGCTACCAGCAGTTACAGACGTGTTAGCGAGCTTTGCAGCAGTCACTGCGTCATCTGCTATTTTTGTAGTTGTAACTGCACCAGCTGCAATTTTATCCGAAATTACTGCACTAGCTCCTAGTTGTGTAGCACCTATATTTCCAGCACCTATTTTAGATGTAGTTACTGAACCAGTACCTAGTTTTGCATTTGTAATTGCACCGTCAGCAATCTTAGGTGTAGTTACAGCACTAGGATTTATCTTAGCTGTAGTTACTGCATTGTCTTGTATTTTAGCTGTAGTAATTTGATTAGCATTTATTTTAGCTGAAGTAATAGAATTATCATTTAATTTAGCATTTGTAATTGCACTGTCTGCTATTTTAGCTGTAGTTACGTTAGAGTCTACAATTTTTGCAGTTGTAACTGATCCGTTCTGTAGTATAGCAGATGTAACTGTGTTGTTACTTGGTGTACCAATATTTACTGTTGATCCGATGGTGATAACAAAGATGCTAGCCCCACTAACAGGAGCGGAGCCAAATATAATAGCAGCACCGTCAATCGCAAAGCCCTCACTTGGCTGGCTGGTTCCACTATTAGGTTTCTGAATGACTCCATCGACGCTAACAAGGTGTTGTTCTGCGTTAAGTCCAGCATTGCTAAGAGTAAATTTATAGGCTGTTCCGTTAGGTGTTGCACTGTTTCCTCCTGTGCCATTAAATGCAGATATAGTATTTATAAAAAAGTTACCGACTGACTGTACTTCTTCCCATGCAGTATTTGTTCCGTTATATACAAGCATTTTACCTGTGCCAGTATTGAAGAACAAGTCACCATTGTCTAAGCTAGTTGTAGGGTTTGATGATCCAACTCTATACCTTTCTGAAAAGTCGTTGATATCTCCACTAAGGTTAACAAGGTCATCTTCTTTTAGTGTAGCCTTGTGGTAAGTGTAGTTCTGGTTAGAGCCTGTAGATACTACAATAAAACGTACACCATTATTTACAGTTGTACCACGAAAGTTTGTAGGTATTCCAGATATGTTTACTGTAGTACCACCAACGGTTGCACCACTAGCTGTACCAGTACTACTAACTGCCATGCCACCGGCATCGGCTATACTGACGCAGACACCAGAAACTGGCTGTGTATTAGGAAAAGAACTTTCGTTTGCAATAGCTTCAAAGCCACCAAATGGTTCTAGCTGTGCAGCTACGTAATCAACAATAGCACCAGAGGTTGGGAACTTAGTGTCATCATCAGTAACAGTAGTTGCTTTTTGCATACCATCAATCTGGTTGAGGTCTGCTATATCTGCTGTAAGAGCTGTACTGTCAGCAAGTTTTGATGCTGTACCAGATTGCATACCAGCTAGAGTTTTTAATTCACTGTCTGCTATCTTAGCTGTGCTAATTGCATCATCAGGTATCTTGGCAGTTGTAACTGCATTATCTGCAATCTTAGCTGTAGTAACTGCATTATTTACAAGTTCAGCTGTATTAACAACAGAATCAGCCATCTTGTTATTAGTAACTGCATTGTTAGCTAGAGCATTATTATCTACAGACGCTGGTGCATAATGTCTTGTACCTATAGAGTCGTCAGCTATTTTAGCATTACCAATAGTATTATCAGCTATCTTAGCACCTGTTATTGCACTGTTAGCTATCTTAGCTGTAGTTACATTTGCATCTATAATATTTGCTGTAGCTACTGATAATCCAGCTAGTTTAGCGTTAGTAACAGCTTGACTAGCAATCTTAGCTGTAGTTACATTAGCGTCAGCTATCTTAGCTGTAGTTACATTGCCATCAGCTATTTTATTTGTAGTAACTGCACTATTTTGAAGTAATCCTTCTACTATAGTTCCGTTTGCTATCTGATTACTTGTAACTGTACCGTCAGCTATTTTGGCTGCTGTAACAGCATCATCTGCTATTTTGTCTGTAGTTACATTAAGATTAGTTATTTTAGCTGTTGTAACTGAATTACTTGCTAAGTCTCCAGCTACGATAGTTCCGTCTGCTATTTTTGCAGAAGTAATTTGACTGTCAGCTATATGTGCTGTGTCTATACTTCCGTCTACATAGTGCTCAGAGTTAATGCTGTCGTTAGCTATTTTTGTACCGTCAACTGCATCAGCAAGAAGTTTAGATCTTGTAATAGCATCATCATCTATATCATACGAATGTATAAGATTAGGTATCTGCTCTTCTTGTGCTCTGTATAAGAGCTGTTTTGTGTTGTTATTTAAGTCAGCTGCTTTTACGGATGACCCTGCTGTAAATGTAGCCTTAGCTTCATCTACGTTAGTGTCACGATAAATTCGTACGACTCCGCTGGATGGGGTATGGTTGGTTCCACCAGAACCACTGTTGTCTATAAAAGCTACAGTACCACCGCCTGTAGTACTATAGCCTGTAATATTATAATGAGTACCCGCTGTTTTTAAATCACCGTCTACACGAACTTTAACATCAGAAGATTGATACGACGGAAAGGTAAACGAGTATGTGGCAGGGGCATTGTATTCTCGAAATGTTGTTGCCATTTATTTGTATATGTTGAGGATGTTAGCTGTTTGAGATTTTTTCTCTACTTTTCTTCTCTTTTGCATTAGCTCTTCTTCCATAAGTTTTAAAGCTTCTGGATTGTCTTTAAGTGTTGCCCATGCTCTGCGTCTAGCCTTTTGAAATAAATTATCAATGACAATATTATGGTAGTAGTCTCTAGCATCATACTGGCTACGTAAACCAGCTCTGATGTCAGCATACATTTTCTCCATAGATGCTATCATTTTAGGATCTACTGCTAGTTTGTCTAGCTCACGTTCTAAGTTCTGCTCACCAATAGCACGTTGAAACAAAGATCTAACTCTAGGAGAGTCAGTTAAGTTCGTGCTGTCAGGAGCATAATAGGTAGACATACGTAGATCATAGCCACTGTCAAATAAAAAGTTTCTACCAATGCTTTGATCTAGGTTTAGTGATATAGGGCTAACTGCATTATATGCTCTAGTTAAGAAGTCCCAGTCCTTGAGAGGTTTACCATTTAGCATGTCATACTTAATAGGTAACGGATCACTTGCAAGAGCTTCTGTAATTAGGTTACGGTTACGTATAGACTGGTCAATACCAGACCCAATCTCACGCATATATGGTGTAAACAATCTACCAAGCTCGTTACGTAAACCAGCAAGAGGTACAATGTTGTTACCTAGTCCAGCTACGATTCTATCAAACTGACCGGGGCGACCAGCAAATAAGTCAACAAATGACTGTATACCAGCTAGGTATGACTTACTTGTAACAGCCTGTGCTACAACTAATGATATTTTTTGTAGTTCTGATTCTGTCCACTCTTCACCCATAAGTTCACTTGCATCACCTACGTCAGCGATTGTAGACATAATAAGGTTAAATGGTTCAAAGTTATCATAACCAACACGTACAGCACCCAGCTTTATTGTCCTTGGTTCCCATTTACCATCTAGCCACATCTGTCTTTTTGACCTATCAACAGGGCCGTTACCATTAAGATCACCACGCATCCATGCTTGTGTAGCCATGAATACTACTCCAGCTCCTATTGCAAATCGGCCTGTTTGTAAAGCCTTTGCGTTAGCTAGTTCTTCAGCAGTTGTGATACCATACTTAATTACATTGTCTAAATTATCTGCACTAGCAAATGCGATGTCGTTGAACTCTTTAACTAAGAAGTTAAAACCGGGTGTATACTTACCTGTTAATGCAAGACCGTTTACACCAGTTCTAGCAAACAAAAAGAATGGTTTGGCTAGCGGTGTAGCAGTAAACACATCATTTAAACCCTTTGCAAAACCTGTTAGGGGTTGTGTAAGTGTAACTTCTTGACGTGCAAAATTAGTAGCTTCATCTTTGATGCCACCATTTTGGTCAAAGATTTGTGAGTAAAAGTCATCTTCATATGCCTTCATTAACTCCTTGGTAATCTTTGGTGTCTGTATACCATTACCCTGTAGCTCCATAACTCTACGCATAGCTTTTTCACGCATCTTAGCACGGCCAAGAATGTATGCAAACGAATCGTCAGTTGCTGCCATAATCTTAGTAGAGTATGTCAGAAGATTACTGTTGTTCATACTACGTGCTATGTTAGCCATACGAAATATAGCTATATCAGCGTCGCTAGCATTACCACTATCTTCGTAGTATCTGCGTAGCAGCTCCCAGTTCTGATCTCCACGAGTAAAATCAAAATATCTAGTCTTAGCGTTAGTTATGTCACCTTTCCAGTAAGAGTTGAGTTTAGTTCTAAATAATTGAAACGACTCAGGTATAGCTTCTATCATAGCATTGACGGATGCAAGACTTGCTCTTAATGTAGCTGCATCACCATCAAACGGGTAACGTACAGCAGCACCTAGAGCTGTGCCTAGCGGTCTTAAGAATGTAGCCGCAGATGTACCCATAATCGCCCTTATAGGCGTTTTAGGGCCGCTTAGGACACTATGGGTCATAACAC